CTAGGTCTATAACTCATCTGTAGCCACCTCCTCAGTAGTGGTTACAGTCTTATAAACTAACTGGCTTACTCTCTGATAAAAATAAGCTGAGAGCTGACCACCGCCACCGTTATAATTCCAGAGGTCTGTTACACCTCTGGCTATAACACCAGCTGACACATCAGAGTTAACTACGCTCTCAGATACTCCAGCGTCCATCATATACTCTTTTACTTCATCAATATACACGTTAAGTGTGTCATCCTGATATGTGCCTGTAATGCCTAAGGCGCTTTTAACTTTACTTAATATGTCAGCCATGTTATTAACCTCCTACTTAAACGCTAACCGCTGCGCCCTTTTTAATAATAAGAGCACCATTAGCGTCAATTAACTTACCGTCACAGATTAAAATACACTTATTCTTAATCTGGTTGTTATCGTTATCTGTCCACTTAACTGTTACCATTTCCATGTTAGAGTTAATGCCGTAGTCTGTAGGCTTAAGGAATACCGCTACTACGTCTCCTTCAGCTGCGTCATCATAAGCAGCTATACAGCCATCCTCTACAGGTTCAACGCTCTTACCCATGAATCTATAATTTTCTTCACCATTGATACCATAGTTAGTACGTCCTACTGGCTGTCCATTATCGTCTGTCATTCCATCAATGTAGCCATCAAATGTAGCCTGATTCATAAAGAAAGTACCATTTCTATATGCTTTCTTCATTTTTGCCTTAACTTTTTTGTGCCATTCAGACCAGCTAGTAAATTCAGCTGGTGTCATAGTGATTACATTAGCCTCTGGTACTCTTGTGTCCTTTGTGATACCTAAAGGCTGTCCTACACCTGAACCATTGAAAATAGCAATTTCTAACGCCTTAACGATAGCCTCTGTAGCAAGAGGTACAAAGAGTTTCTGGAAAGCGTCAATAGTTGTTACATTAGCTAATAATGTCTGAGCTATCTTACATTCCACACCAAAGTATGAGAATGTAATAGAGTTCTTAGCGTCTAACTTCTGTGACTCGCTAGCTGCTGTCTCGCCAATCCAGTTAGCCTCTGGCTTAAGTGATAAGATTGGAATAGCCACACCACCCTGTACGTTTAACTTACGTACTAAAGCGTACACATTACCATAGCTCTCTAAGTTCTGGATGATTTCGTTAAGCATTGTAGTAGGAATTACAGCGCCTACGTCTCCAGTAGCAGTTACAGCGTTTGCTCTAAATTCCGCTGGAATAGGTACGTTACGGCAAGCAAAATCCATAAACGCCTGTCTGTATTCTACAGTGTCATGTAGGTCTGTTTCTGCTGCTCTTGTCTGAGTAGCACCCACAGAGTAACTACCTACTACCTGTGCGTTTCTATGCACTGCGTTAGCTGGAATATTAGAGCGTGTGTCATCATCTGGCTCATTACCAGCCTGACCATCTGCGCCCTGACCGTCTCCCTCGTCATCTAACTTAGCTAACTGAGCCTCTGCCTCGTCAATCTCGTCTCTAAGAGCTGCTAAAGTGTCTCCTAAACTTCTTACCTCATTAACATCCTCTGAGGCGTCAATTTTCTTTCTGATCTCTTTCATTTCATTTTTCTTACGTTCAATAAGCTGTGTTAAAAATTTTCTCATTTTAAAATTACCTCCATTTTTTGTATAGTTTTCTATACTTTTTAATCAAAAAAATATGTTGCTGCTTTAGCTTTTGCAAGCTCCAGAGCTTTATCATCACTATCCAGTGACCGCTTAGCACTATCCAGTACCTTTTTAGCGCTCTCCAGCGCCTCTTTATCTCTTGCGCTTATCTCTGTTGCCTCATAAGCTGGAAATGTTACGGCTGATACTTCAAACACCGTACCTATTTTCCTTATATGACGTGTAGGGTAGTCACTCTCTAAGTTTTCCCACTCCTCGTCATCTATCGTAAACATAAAAGACATACCACTTATGTCTCCACGTTTGATAGCACTGTATAAGTTACGTGCCTCTGAGTTTTCCTCAGTATCTAAGTCAACTCTAATACCCATACCATCTTTATCTACTATCAGCTGCATAGTAGAATTATCATTATTATTTCTACTACGTGCTAACGGTATCATATCTGTATTATGATTAACTAAAAATCTTACATCTTTAAGGTTAGCCCCCTCCAACGCTCCAGCCTCTATAACTTCCTCAAAATATCCTAAGTCAGTTTTAGAATTATAAACTATAGCACGTCCTATAATATGGTCTCCATGCTTATCGTCATTTTCTGCTCTAATCTCAAAGTTATACGCTCTGGTTATCGTTTTCTTTTTCATTATTTCCACCTCCTGTATCTGGTTCTCCTGTCTGGTACTGGTTAGCTATGTTAGCGTCTACCCAGTTAAGACTCATATAACGCTTGCCCTCTAGTTCTGCTAAAGGTCTTAAACCAAATGCTACTCTTTTCTCATTTTCAAAAAGAGCGCCTGTATTGCTTAATAACGTTACCATTCTTATAGTCTGATCCATACTCATAAATATAAGGTCTTTAGGATAAAACTTAACTCTATTACCGTGACCTTGTGCACGATTGCTAACAAGCCCCTTAGTAAAACCTTGTGAATAACTTATAATTATATTCTCAATAGTTTTTTGATAAAACGCCTCTAACTGTGCTGGTGTAAAATCACCTGTAAGTATAGGTAAAGATACTCCATAGTGTCTAAGTATCTTACTATCTATAAATTCCAGAGTGTCCTTATCCACCAGTTTAATATCTTTCTTAATAGGTATATACTCAGCCTTTAAGTCCAAAGGTAAAAAACCACTCTCAGAGTTCTTAAGTTTGCTCTCCAGTTCCTTAAGAGCTGCCTCAGTTTTACCATCATCCATCATAGTCTGATATTTAATAACACCGTTTACAGCAAATGCAGACTTCATAGCTGCCGCCACACCCTGTAAGAGCTGGTGGTTAAGGTCAAGAGTTTTAAGTAATGCCTCATTATCTGGCTGTCCTTGTTCATTACCACCCATATACTGGTTAACTGAATATCTATACCTAATGTGGATGACGTCTGTGTACTTAATGGTATACTCTTGACCGTTATTAAATCTAAATCTAACATACAGTCTATTACTAGCGTCCTCAATAAAGTCTACTTGTGACGGCTGGATAGGGTAAAGCCCATCATATCGTCTTTTAACTGTGCCGTCCTTAGCTTTCCACTCGTAATATGTAGGTACTATAAATACATTATAATTAAGAAACAATAACCATGTTATTTTTTCCAGAAAATCACTAGTAGTCATCAAAGGGTTAGGATTATTAAATACTGCTTGTAAATCATCATTAACTGGTACTACATCATTACCTATCTCCCTAACGTGTTCAATACGTAACTTTTTCACCTCTGATACAATACAGTTAATAGCTTGCTGTACTACGTCACTAGCGTATATGTCTGTGCCAAACTGAGAAAAGATAGGAGCATAACCACTCATTACCTCAGCGTATTTAGTTTCTTTAGGGCTCTCTTTCTTAAAGAGATTTGACAACCAACCCATTTATTTAACACCTCCTATCATTTGCTGCCATTCCGTTCTATTTCGTCTATACATTTCATATAAAATAGAATTACACACAGCACCATCTATACGTTTACTAGGCTCTGCTTTAATTATTAAGCACTGTCCTAAATTATTTACCTGTAGACAGGCATTTTTTAAACACCACTTATCTACTTCATTGTCATTATAATTAACTAGCTGGTGAGTTAAGTCTGATTCCAGTAATTTAATAGCATTACTTAGCGTTTGAGCGTTCTGTATAATCATATCCATTTCATCACTCGCTCTAGACCAGCCGTAAAATTCCATACGGTTAAGAAAGTCCTTAGCGAATTTCTGATCATATCCACATTTCCAGAGTTTAATACCATACTCTTTATATAACGTATAAAACCAGTCAGCTACTTTACTTAGGTCTATGTCATTACCCTCAGTTATGGTAATGAGTCCAGCCCTCGCCCACTCACTATACTTAGCGCCAGCGTTACGGTCATCTGAGTCCTCCAACTTGCTCTCAGGTATAAAATACATTGTATGTATATACTTTGTCTTATCGTCTGGTTTCATCATCAACACCTTAGCACAGGTTAAGTCTGTAGTTTCAGACAAGTCTACAGCCCCTAAAGCTATGCAACCTCTAAAGTTCTCTAAATCATATACGGCTTTATAATCATAATCCTCTATATTAAGCCAGCTCTGTGATGAGTTTTGCTTAATATTAAAGTCTTTACATAGTACAAATATTTTTGTAGCTTTATCCTGTTTAGCTTTAGCTATCTGCTTATCTAAATAGCTCCATTTCTTAACACCATGTACGAGAGTAGGATTACTTTTAACCCAGCTGGCTCTATTTTGCCATACCTCTTGTTCTGAGTCCTGAGTGTACAGCCACGGCAGTAATGCTATTGCGTCTGGGTCATCCTCATCTATCTCACCGTTAATAACTTTTCTAGCATAAGCTAACTCATTATCAAGATAGCCACCTACCACCATACCCTCTGTGGTCATATTAAAAAATAAAGGTTCATCTTTTAAGCTCTGTGACTGTTCGCCAGCCATAGCTATTTCGTTATCTTTCATCATATTAGACTCATCCAATAAAAAAACGTCAATATCTCGCCCCTCCTTGTTTCTTGTGCGGTCTGATATTTTAATAATCTCGCTATTATTAACCTTGTTGTAAATATGGCTCTGATTTTTAGCGCTGTCTAGATCATCAGGGTCTAACATACGCCTCATAGTGTCCATTTTGTTATGGTTAATACTCGCTTGTGCGTCATCATTAGAACTACAGCATATTACAGAGCCAGCATTACCTACAAAAAACTCTGTTAAGCCTAAGGCGCTACAGGTTTCACTCTTAGTATTTTTTCTGGCTATGATGAGTATAATTTTTTGAAAACGCCTAAGTGTAGTAGCAGCCATTTTAAAAGAGTATGTAGCCTCTATAAATGCTTTTTGCCACAGCATAAGCAGCATAGGCTTACCATAGTAAGGGCTTTTAGTTAACTTTATGCAATTTTCCATAAAGTCCATACGTAATAGAGCGTCATCAGTATTGTATATAAACGTATCATTATAAAAGTCTGCTCTAAGACGTTCCAACTCAAGCCATAACTCACGCCCTACTATAATCTCACCTGTCTCTATTCTGGCGTGATACTCTAATAAAAAAGAGTTGTCTGGTGTCCATATCTTTTTCTCTTTAATTAGCATGATCTTTAAACCACTTCCTTAGTGGTGATTCCTCAACATCATCACCCTCTAGGCGCTTATCCTTGTAAATGACATACTCAATCATTTTTATACAGTTAATATACTGCTGTAAAAATTCCTTATACATTTTAGCTGCTGGAGTGCTACGCTGCTTACTGGTGTCCTTTGGATTAACCTGTATAAACGGCAGCTTTTTAAGTTCTTCCAGCTTACCCTCTAAAAATATAACCTCATCTATTACCTCATCCACTAACTGTAGGGAGTCCTCACCTATTAACTCAGCTAATTCCTCACGCCTACTCATTGGCTACCACCTTAAAAGACATAGCCTCTGGCTTATTTGTAAAAGACACCACAGCGCCTATGGTCATATTTGAACAGTCCATAACTCTCTGTGTAGGAATATCAACCACATACATCT